AACTCCATCTACAGGGACATAATGACTATCTTCTTCTACCTTTACCTTTGCAGTTAAAGTTAAATTAAACATTACAACCTAAACGACCGATGTAAAACAGTAGCCCTACTAAAACCACTATCTATTCTAGCTTGAGATAGTTTCTTAGCTGCTTCAACCATACTTTTTTCTGCATCTTTATAAACTATTTGAGCAGCTTCATATGCATCTTGAGCATCGTATACATCTTTATACTTTAATTGATTTAATTCCTGTTGTTTGACTTTGATCTCTTCTTCAAGATCTTTAACTAGACTAGCTTCCATAGTTTACTCCTTTCTCAATTAAATCCGACAAGTCGGGTTGTTTATGGTCAGCAGGTTTAACCAACTTACCATCCTCTCTAAAATGACCTTTTTGTACTTTGGTCATATTGTTATGGTGTACTCTTAAAAATGCTTCTGGTAAAAACTTTAACTCCTTATATCGTGAAGCAAAACCAAATACAACATATAATAAGTCACACATTTCTTTCATAAGTTTTTCTGGATTAACTTTATCAGCATCAATTTCATCAACAAGTTCTTGAAACTCTTCTTCAATTAATCCTTGACACAAATCAAGTCGATCAAAGTTTTCCCTACTTACTTCTGTTAAAGTATTACCTCTATTCTGGAGATGGACTTTATCATATATTGCTGCACTTGTCAAGCGATTTGTTACTTCATCTTGAAAATTTTCTAAAGAACCTAGATAGTCTGCTTGTAATTCCAAAGGTATCATTCCTCCTGTAGTAAGTTTATCTGCTACACTCTCATTATGTATGTAACCATTTAAATTTTCTGTAAGTGATACCATATTAATCCTCCTTTCTTCTTGGTTTTCTTCCCCTAGCTTGATCTAAAAGATCTTGCACATCTTGGGTATTTTTATAACGACCCGAAACAACTTCTGATATTAATCTATTTAAATACCATTTAGCTTTTTGCAAGTCTTCTTCAGGTTTACCTTTGTAATCAAAACGCCAAAGGTATTTCATTATGTTTCCTTTTAAATAATCCTTAAAGTTATCTCCTGTAGTTGCTTTAATTGCATCAATACACTCTACCCCATGTTGATTGTAGTGTGGAGGGTGATTAACCATATCTTCCATATTATCTCCTAATGTTTTGTTGGTGGTAGTTTAGTATTTAAATAAATAACATTACCTTTTACTTCTATTTCATTAGGTTCTACAGCTTCCTCGACTGCATGACCTATTATATCTTGAACCATTTCCATTACAGCAGAACCTATATCTTTTATCATTTCATGCTCTGTACTGTTTTTAACTGATGGTGATGCAAAGTCACCACAAGTTATTTGTATTTCTACACCATCATGAGTAACTAATACCATAAGACTGCAATCAGGTATATTAGCGATATGATTTATTTTTTGTTTGTCTGACATGACATCTCCAAGAAGTCTTTAGCGTAAATAAGTGCTAGTGGTTCTTTGCGATTAGCTTTGATGATCACTAACGGTTTAGTATTTTTTGTAACATGACTTTCAGCCTGAGACATAATATCATATACAGCAAACTTTGCTCTAGACTTACACTCAACAGCCCAAGGCCATTTCTTTCTGGCAAGAGGAGATAAACTAATATCAGGGCCATTCACACCCATCGGAGTAGACTTGACATCATCATCTTCTACACCTTTTAGTTTAGATAGTAGTATATCCCTTACCCATTGTTGTAATAACCTTCCTTTATTTTTAGCTGATGCGGGTTTCATATCTGTTAGCCATTTGCGTATAGTACTCATAGTTACCTGCTTTAGATACAGGGTTTTTAACATACTTTAAACCCTTCCAACATGAGAACTTATAGTCACAAAACGTACATGGCATCTGTAGTTTACGATTACCAGTAGATTTCTTATAATAAGTTTCCAAAGTATCGTCATAAAGCCTCTCAAAATGAGCCTCTTCAGTAGTTTTAGAGATTTGTAGTGCTTTTTGTTCAATTAAATCAATGTAGTAGTCTTGATCTTCAGGATCAGCCTCAATTACCTTCATCTGACCTGTACCTTTATTAACTACGATCCAACCTCCTGCTTTTACACCCTCTGCTTTGGCATAACCAAACAACTGACAACAATAACCGAAGTCATCCTGTCTTTTTAGCTGTTCGTAGGAAGCAAATCGCTTGTCATAAGACCATGAACTTGCACTTTTAATATCCCATACACTTTTATCCTCTAATTGTATAACTAAATCCAATTCACCATACATATCACCTGACTTAGTTGGAAGTTTAACTTTCTTGTTCATATCAGTAATCTTTATACCTGCTGATAACAATAAAGCAACAGCTAGAACTTCAGTCATATCACCATAAGCCATCATGATCTTGAAGTGATCTGGCTTTGGTGCTTCTTTCCAACCAAGTTTAGATGCTTGTAGCTGACACATAGGTTTACCAATCTGAGACATAGACGGTAAACCATTACTGCTACCTAACTTCTTGTAGTTAAACCTAGATAACTTCTCGTTGAACATCTGACTAGCTTCATAGATGACACTACGAGGAATCTCTGGAGTTCCTGCAAGAAATAGATCTAGTTTAGATTGAAGATCAGTCATCTTCTTGAGCAGGAAGTATGTCTATAAATTCAGAACCAAGATTAATATTTTCTCTCATTCGTTCAACTACAGATTCATTTTCCTTTTTGATGACTTCTTGAAATACTGCTAGGTTATCCTTGTCATCTTGACTGATATCAATCTTAGCATCTAGCAAAGGCTTGTACTTCAAAACAAACCACTGATTAGATCCTCTCTTCTCAACACCATAAGAAAGTTCTAGGTTGTAGTTGAAGTGTTGCCTATTCTGTTTAGCAAGTTCTCCTACAACTTTACCAATCTCATAGAAGTTGGATGGGCCAAGACGCATACGAAATGGTACAGGATCAAACTCAACAGGGTCAGAACCTGCCTTGACTGCATCAGTCATGGTCATCATACCAAACAAATGTCTATACAATTTAACCTTACTGGCTCTTGCATAGGCAACTGGATCTTCTGCCTTTAACTTTTCACGTTGCCTAGAAGGTATCCAACCACACTTGTTACCACCTTGCCAATCCAACGCCTTGTCACCAAACCTGACAAAGTGCTGAGACATATTAGTATACTCTTCCTCATCACTATCGAATACAGAAGTCTGCATAGTAGTAGCAAACACTCGTACCGATACGTTCTTACCGAACACTGTACTGTGATCAGGATGCTCCAATCGTATTGATGGAACAGGTACACTAGCCATATCATCCCCAAAGAATGCATCCCTGTTTATAGATGCTCTTGGAATTACTGGCCCTGTATCTTCTGGAACAACAAACAAATCTGTTGATTCCGTAAAGTCTAATTCGACTAATGACATATTATTCTCCTTTCAAAGTAGACTGATTGTATAACACATACTTTCGTAATTGTCAAGCACAATCTTGCTGTTCCATCCAGTTTTTTCCAATAGACATTTCAACTTCCAAAGGAATAAATTTATCTAAACCGAATCGTTTCTCAGCTTCATCTTGTGCTTTGACTAAACATATACTAGCAACCTGTTTGACTTCTTCAATCTCATCAGGATGACAATCTACTACAACAGAATCGTGTACTGTATTGATAACTAGGCTTTTTAAATTACGTTCTCTTAGCTGTTTGTGTAACATAATTACGCCAAGAGGAACTATATCAGCAGTAGCTACCGACTGAACAGGGTAATTGACTATCTGTGTCTTAACAGATGCTTTCCCTTGCTTAGTACGATATACATTAGGGAACTTAAACTGCCTACCTGTAGCAGTAGTAATAGTTTCATTTTGAATAGCTTCATCTTGCAGTCTTTCATGCCAGTTGAATACTCCTGAGTATTTTCCAAAGAACTCTTGGAAGTATACTCTTTGTGCGAATGTACCCTGCGTTCCTCCGTAAAGAGGTCTGAACGTAGATGCCTTGGCAGCCCCTCTATCTGTTGGTTCACCGTTTTCAGTGAGTACTTTTGCCGTGTAAGAATGGACATCGAACCCCTCCTCTACTTCCTTTTTAATTGTCTCATCCTTGGCTAGGATACCTGCTATCCTAAACTCTAGCTGAGAATAATCTACCTCAAGCAACTGTCCATCCTTAAATCTACTCACAAACGCTTTTCTAACAGGAAATAACTTTCCTTTGGGCATATTCTGTAAATTAGGGTTACTACTACTTAATCTACCTGTAGCAGTAGTACACTGATTAAAGTTGGCATGAAGTATATTATCTGTACTATTAACCATGTTCTTGAATATTCCTTCTATAAAAGAACTTCTGTATGTATCAATAGCAGATAATCTTATTAGAGAGTTCAGAAATTTCTTGACTTCTGTATTACTCTGTCCTCTCTCTAGTTCTACGAGTGTATGTTTGTCTGTCTTAAATCCTCCTGCTGATGCCAGAGCAACTGTAGGATTAACCTTTAGTCCTGCTATATCCCCTAGCTCTTTGTAGATAAATCCAGTACCTTCACACTGCACACACTTAGTTGTATTCTTATATGGTGTACCATCCTTCTTATACTTCTGTATGGTTCCCTTTCCATTACAAAACAAACAGCGTTTGGCTTGGGTCTTGAACGTGGGAACAAAACATTCATCAATACATCTAACAAAACCTGACTCCATCATCTTAGGTCTACGCTTTGGTTTACCTCTAGCATCTACCCCAATGTTCATGACATCACGCCAAGTCTTTTTGTCTTTTAACTTGTATGAATAAATAACCTGAGACAATTGCTCTGGTGAACTAAGATTGATTGGTGTATCACCTACCAGTTTCTTAACTGTACTATTAAGATACTCAGTCAACTCTGCCTGTTCTACTTGGTAGTCATGGTCAACCTTATGCATCTCAGTAGTATCGATAGCCATACCTGCTCGTTCTATATCAGTAAGAACATCACAGAACTCACACATAAGATCTCGTATTGGTATCAAAGACTTATTGGAGTTTTTCTTGAACAATGCTTCCTGCCTTTCAAATACTTCAGCAGTGGCTACAATGTCATAGTAAAGATAAGTAGTTTGATCTTCTTTGGACATATCACTGTAGTTCAAACCTTGCTTGAATGCATCGGCAAGTGAGTCATCTTTACGAGTGACATCATACTTCTCCGCTAATGCTTTCAAACTTAGCTTATCTCTTATACCTTTGTTAAGTATGTACTCGTTAATCATAGTATCAATAATCTTTGATCTACAGTCTATACCTACCTCACGCAACCAAGCTACATCAAACTTGGCATTGTGGGCAACTACATAAGTAGCATCTTTAAGTACATCTTTAAACGTAGCCCAGTCAGTTGAAGATGCATCAGCAGTTCTAACTATATATACAGTTTCCTCATCACCCTCATACATCAAAGATCCATCTAAATTTCTAATAGTATAACCAATAGCAGCTAATGTATTCTCTTTGTTGTATGGAGAAGGATCTTTACGATCCCCTCCTAAATCAACTTCTAAGTCTACAATTATTGCATAATCTTTCATATTATTCTCCTGCAAATAGCATTATTAAAACTGTTATAAAACATATTCCTATTATGTATGCGTGATTAAGTAAATCCATTTAATATCCTCACTTATAAAATATATGATCCCCAATTTGTCTCACTTTTATCTTGTACTTTGCCCACCAAGGGTTTACCTTTGTGCTATGGTAGTACATAGATCCTTTTACCACATCTTTCAGTCCATGTAAAGTCTTTTCTGCAACATCTACTGAATTTAAATATGCAGTCATATCTTTAGGTCTGTCACTTAATCCATCACAGTACCAACTAAACTGGCATCTATGTTTAATAGGATAATTAATAGACCACGAGTATGTTGGACCCTGCATCACCACCTCACAGATACTGTTAGGATATTTATCACTCTTTACTCTTTCCATTACTACTTGAGCTACAGCTACCTGACCTTCTATCGGTTGATCTCTAGCTTCATGATATATATTAAGTGCTAAACAAGCTAATCCTTCAAGCATATTATACCTCCTAGATAGTGTATCCCCCCGAAGGGGAATACTTCAATATCACATAATAATCAGTTTGTCAAGTTATTAATCAATATATCTAGATATTTCTGGTTTAATCACAGTAGTACAAGTACCATGCTTACCACCTAGCTTATTCTTACTGACATAGATATGTCTGAGTCCGTTGTCTGAACCACCTTCCTCAGTCTCTTTACCTATACCAATAATAAGATCTGCTTCAGCAGCTTTACCTACCCTTGCTCCTGCCATCTGAGTAAAACGTAATACAGTTCTACCATCTGCTTCAGCATTAGCCTGAGACACACCAATTATTGCACACTGATGCTTCTTGGATAATGTTCTAGCAGTACGATAGATCTCACCCAAACGTATATCATCTCTGGCATGAGTACCTCCGACTTGCATCTTGTCTAGCTGGTCAATGCCTAGTACATCAGGCTTGTGCTTTGCCAGTAACTGATCTAGTTCCTCCATCGAGGATACCTCATCAGTATTCAAGAACACACACTGACTAGAGTATACATC